GCGAACACCGGATTCCAGAGGATCGGGGTGCCGTTGAAGTGCAGGCCGGTGTGAATGCCTGCCTGCTTGATTGCCGGGTCCAGCTCAGTCGGACCATTCACCACCTTGTAGCGGTCGATCTCGGTCTTGGCGCCGGTACGGAAGGCGTCCACGAAATCGGAACCGGCCATGATGAAGTTCACCCGGCCGCCGTTACGGGAACAGGCCCGCCAGCCGGTCTCCATGGCACCCACCACCGTCGAGGAAGTCAGAGCGGTGGCGACGTGGTTGCGCCAGTAGGTCTCGGTCGAGCGATCGATACCACCCATGGTGCCAACGGCCGGGGTCAGGCTGACGATGTGGTCCAGGCCAGCCAGGGCCTCGGCATGCTGGGTACCATCCCGGCACAGCTCCATATCGAACGACTCATCGAAGCCCAGACGCAGCGCCTCGTTGTTCTCCTCGAACAGGTTGGTCAGCCGGTCGCGCTCGAAGGCTGAGTTGTTCCCGGGCTTGCCATCGGCGATGGTGATGCCGTTCTGGAAAAACTCATCCTCGTTCATGGTGTAGCCGTCGTGGGCGGAACGCCACGGGAAGAACGACTGCGCCAGGGTGGAGCGGGTGTTGTAGGTTACGGTCTGCGAACCGTAGTACCACTGGAAGTTCGAACCGTAGCTGGTGCGCAGCTGCTCGACGATGTGCTCCTTGCCACCCGGGAAGGACTTCTTGCCCTTCATGAGGGCCCGGAGGAACGGGCGCTCCACGCCGATCTGATCGATCGGGTTGTTGCGCATGTGGAAGTTGAGGGATGCCAGGCCGGCGGCCTGCAATTCGCCTGCGGTAAACGGCATGATGCTGTCTCCTGTGCCAAAAATGAACAAAGTGGCCTTGTGGCCTTCGTTCATCCCGGTGAGGACCGCGAATCCTCTGTGCAGCAGTACCGGACGCGACCCCGGCGAGACAGCGATTTCTGGGGATGTTGCCCCGACCAACAGGTGGCCGGGGCGGTTTCAGGAGTGAAATTAGTAGTCTGGCTACTATTTGTCAAGCGTTTGACAGGTTGGCAAGCGCCTGGTCCACGGCTTCACGGGCGGAATTGGGGGTTCCACCACCACTGCCCCCGGTCGGACCGGAGGACAAGGGACGCTGCCGGCGCCGGCCTCCTCCATCGGCTGGCATGGTCAGCTTCATGGCCTCGGTGATCTCCTCGTAGGCACCCTTGATGGAGTCAAGCCACCGGTTCGGAGGTACCGTATTGACGATATTCTCGATACGCTTCACCAGCAGCGGCTTCTTCTTGTCGAAGTGCAGATCGGTTTTACTCCACTCGGCCTCCAGCTGATTCAGCATCCCGGCCACGCCGTTGGCCGTCTCCATGTACTCGCGCTCCTGGGCCTGCTGGGTTTCCTGCTTGGCCCGGCGCTGTTGCTGCTGCTGGCTCATGGTCTCCTGCTGAGCCTGGCGCTTGCGGTTCATGGCCAGCTGTTCCGCGTAGTGCTGGGTAATCTCCCCGGTATCCACGGCTTCCTGCAGATCCGGGAAGTTCGACAGCGGATCCAGGCCTGGCACCGGCATCCCGAGTGCGGTGGCCAGTCGCTCCCGCTGGTTCTCCACCATCTCCAGCGCAGTCTTCAGATCGGCCGGGTTGTCCGAGTTGGTCAGTCTCAGGAACTCCAGGGCCTCGGCAAACTCCTCCGACTCCGCGCCGGTATCCCGGATCAGATCAACGAACTCGGTGCGGGCTTTCTCGCTGGCCTCCAGCTGGGAGCTGATCTCCTTGTGATTTTCCACCAGCGTCTGGAAGCGCTCCCGGCCCCGATCACTCAGGCCTTCGGGGACGGCATAGATATCCTGCTCCTGGTCGCCTTTGTCCTCAGCCGAGGCCTCCGGATCGGTCTCTCCCTCTTCGCCTTCTTCCTTCTGGTCACCCTCGCCCTCTTCCTGCTTCTCGGCATCCGGGTTCAGTTCGTCCAGGGCCTTGGAAACGGCGTCCTGTGCAGTCTCCTCCTGCTCCTCTTCACCCTCGATCTCATCTTCCAGACCCGGATCAATCTCCAGGTCTTCGTTCTTGGGCTTCTCGGTGTCGAGTTCGTTGATCTCTTCTTCGATTGTCACGGCTTATGCCTCCTGTGGCACGGGGAAAGGAATGGTGTTGTCGCCTTCAGCGACGGGGGCCGGGGTTGGCGGCAACTGTGGCAGGAACCTGGACAGGTCGATACGCTCATCGAACCGGTTCAGCAGCTCCTTCAAAAGCTCCCGCTCGGGCGTGGTATCGATACCCTGGGCCATCAACTGGCGGATCTCCATGATGGCTTGCTTCAGCAGCGGATAGAGCGCCTGCCACTGCTCCTGCTCCTTGGCCTTGTTCGGCTTGCCAGTGGACCCGGCCCGTAGCTGGATCTGCAGCTTGCGATAGATCTGCTCCCGGTCGAGGTCGGGCCAAACCGCATCGACCCCGGCGATCTCCTGGGCCTCAGCCGGCGACAGCTCCAGCAACAGGATCTCGGCCGCGTACTCGGCAATCTCCTGAAGGAAGTCCTCCAGCTGATCACGCATTTCAGCCACACCGGTCTGCAGCGCCTCCTGCAGGAACTCCGCCTCGGTGGCGGTCTTGGCCGTGAGCACCTGGCCCTGGGCCGCATCGTGCAGCATGGAGACCAGCTCCCAGTCCTGGCGGATCGGTGAGGTGTCGTACACGGCTGCGTTGATGTTGGGGGGCGCGGACTCCTTGATCACTTCATTCAGCGGTTTGCCATTGGCATCCACCAGCACCACCTCTCCCAGCTGCGCCACCTGCTTGCGCTCGATGGTCTCCACATCGGTCGACTTGTCGGCGATGTAGTGCGGCACTCCCATCTGCCGGTGTTCGGACAGCTGGGTCCGGGTGGTGTTGTACTCGTCCTGCAGCTCGGCCAGCAGCTCGATCAGTGACAGGGGATCGATCTCGCCATCCAGGAGGTAGAAGGCCAGGCCGAAGAACGGATAGAAACGATCACCCACCAGGTCCAGCGTGTAGGGCTCGCGGTACCACTGCTGAACCCCTTCCATCAGGGTCTTGATGGTCATGGATTCCCGGTCCCAGATCTCCCACACGCACACCGGACTGTCGTCTTCGCCATCCTTACGGCCCTGGGCCTGCTCTTCGGTCAGTGATGACCACTTGTAGGTGGTCGCCTTCTCGATGGGGAAATCCTTCGGGGCTTTCTCCTTGGCCCGGTCCAGTGGGATCCACACCCGCTGCGCCATCCACCGGGAGTTGGGGTAATCCTCGAACTCACGAACCGCCGGATCGATCAGCAGATCCTCCCGGGCTATCTTGTCCACGGTCAGACCGGAGGCTACCTCCACCTCAACCTGCGCCTCCAGGGACTGGACCAGCTCCTCAAGCTCCGCCTTCTTCGCCTCCAGGTCTCCGCAGCCCTCGCCCTCCTCGATCTCTTCGATCATCTGGTTCAGCTTGGCCAGGTTGTCCTGGGTGTCGGCGATACGGTTGGCGATCTCCGGATCCTGGTAGTAGTCCCGCTGGTAGGTCACCTTGGCCCAGCCGACTTGCACCTCAAACGCGGAGCGCAGGATCGACTTTGCCCGCTTCTTCAGCTGGGCATCCTTCAGCTGGACGTTGAGCACCTTTTCCAGGGTGGATCCGAACTTGATCAGGGCGGGCGGGGCCTGCACATCATCCCCGAGGTCCGGCTTTGCGCTGATCTCCGGGTTCTTGGCGTAGAGGTGGGCGATCAGCTTGTACATCGTGACATACAGCAGATTGGCCCGGGTCAGTTTGGCATTCTCGTCGCCGTCCTCGTGCTGAATGCCCCGGGCATAGGTGCGATTCTGCTTCCACCGTCTGCGCTTGCCGTCCCCGTCCTTGTAGGCCTTCTTGATGATGCCTTGCCATTTGACGCAGAGGGCATCGGACTCCGGACCCTTGTCCGGGCTCTCGAACTCAGTTTCGCTGGACTCTTCCATCATTCACCCCGTTAACTGATTGTCTGAATCACGCCTTCGGGCTTCTGCTGATCCCCCTTCAGGGCATCGTCTACCATCCACCGGGCGATATCGTGCAGCAGCTGCCTGTTCTCGGAGGTCACCGAAACCACGTCCCGCATCTCCATCCCAGCGGCCTCGCCGGCCACATGCTGGGTCAGTGCCAGGGTGATCACGGCAACGATCGGAGGTGCACCACGGTTCTGGAACTCCTCCACGGTCTGGATCGCCATATCCTTGATCCAGTCCATCATTTCCTGATCGATACCGAATCGCTCGATCAGCTGCATTTCTGCAACATTGGGTGTAGTGCTCATGTCCGGCCCTCGGGTGGTGGGTTGCTGTTCTGGTCGCAGAATAGCAGCACTGCTTCTATTTTTCATCAAAGGCGGTACTTGGACTTCTTCTTTTTCTGCTGGTGGCTGGTCAGCCAGTCGAAGGTGCCAGGCTCCGGGGCCTTCTCCTTCTTCGGCGGATTCTTCTTGGCTGAGGAGTGGCGGGAGACCAGGCTGTAGCGGGTTTCGTCCCAGCTGTGATCCTCCATGTTGGTGTCCACATCATCCCAGTCGTTATCGTCCGGCATCAGGACAGGGACCGTTCTCAGCCAGTGGCGGCAGTTCTCGAACACCTTGAACGTGCCGTCATTGAGGTGGTTGATCACGATCTGTGCCCCGCTCTTCCTGGATCCGGGCCCCTTCTTTGCAGGAACCCAGTCCACGCCGTTCTGCCGGAACAGCTCTGCGATGGTGATCTCCCGGCCATCGATCTTGCGCCCGTCCCCGGTGAATATCGCACTGTCCGCCGGATTGTTTCGGAACTTGATCCCAGCCTTCCGCTCGGTCGCCTCCAGGCGCAGGATCTCCTTCGCCACCTCCCCGGCATCCTGCTTGGTTCCGACATTGGCCTTGCCGCCGTAGCCGTACAGTTCCCGGTAGCGGTAGATCACACCATCATGATCCCGGGTGTACCAACCGACACTGAACGGCTTGGCCCAGCCCCAGTCCAGCGCCCGCCAGCGTGGCCAGTGGTGCGGAATGTCGAACGGCTTGACCATGTGAACGTCACGATCCCAGATGCCTCCCAGGAACCCGCCCACGGCAATATCCCATGACCCTTTCCGCCAGGCTTCCCGCAGGGCGTCGTTCTTGATGCTCTCCAGCTTGCCGATGTACTCCAGGTCGTTTTCGATCATGGAGATATTCTCTTCCAGGTCGACATGAACCCG